GTTAAGTACCTTGAAGAGCAGGGCCTTGTTAAAGATGACACTAGAGGTATTACTACCAGCAGTGCTCGCCGAGAAGTTCCTAGCGCAGTATTTGGTATCAGTACACCAGGCCCGCTAGACAAACGTAACGGTGCTAAACGTGGTAAGGTAGGCAAAGCAGAACACGCAATTCCTGATGCGTTTGTAAGTCGCCTTGGTGGTACTACATTTGTAATGGACGACGGCGATGACAAATACTTAAGAAAAACCACAGCTGGTATCTTTCCCGATTCTCCAGGCGGCCCTCCAGAATATTCCGCAGTAGAGCAAGGTGAACCTACACCAAAACTGCCAGGTGATCGAGCCGATATACCGCATAACGAATTATTTCGCATCCGTACACGTACAGGACATCAAATACTTCTACACAACTCAGAAGATTTAATCTATATTGGTAATGCTCGTGGCACTACATGGATTGAACTGACGAGTAACGGCAAAATTGATATCTATGCTAAAGATAGTGTTAGTGTGTATTCAAACACTGACATTAATCTTACTGCTGAAAGAGATATTAATCTTACATCAATAGCAGGTGATATAAATTTAAATGCTGGCGCAAACGCAAATATGACAGCTACCGGACAAACTAATATTAACAGTGCCGCCCATAGAGAAACAGCGGGTAGTATTAACATGAACGGTCCAACTGCTACTAAAGCCGCAAAAGCAAATAGACGTCCTGGCAGAATATCTGCTACTAAAACAGGCGAACCGTGGATGGGACATGAAAACTTAAACCCAACGGCATTTACAAAAGACAAAACTAAAGCAGTCGCGGCTCCAGTAGATCCAACCGGCGTACCTAAGTATTCAACGACTACTGATACTTTTAGTAAAATTAAACCTCCTGAGGAGAAGAAGAAATGAGTTCAAATTCAGAATTATACGATAAAATAGCACTAAAGCCTGCTAACAGATTAGAAGCACCAACTCCTAAGATGTATAGGGGGTTTAGTACTATTAGTAGTAACACAGAAAATTTTTCTCTTTACGATTTTCAGTTAATACAACAAGATTTATTAAATCATTTTCATACTCGCCAAGGCGAGCGATTAATGAATCCAGAATTTGGAACAATCATATGGGACTTATTGTTCGAGCCCCTAACGCCTGAACTACAGGACATGATTACTCAGAACGTGAATACAATTATTAACTACGATCCTCGAATCTCAGCTAGCCAAGTTATTGTCACTGCCTATGAGTCTGGAATACAAATAGAATGTATTTTGACCTACTTGCCATACAACGTAAGCCAGACGATGCAGCTACGGTTTGACCAGGATAACGGGCTTTCAGTGGGATAAACTACCCACATAATTTTATTCGATAAATACATTTATTAGGATAGAATCATGAGTGTAACGACTAGACAAAATAGATTATTAGTTGCTGAAGACTGGCAACGGGTGTATCAAAGTTTCCGTAACGCAGACTTCCAAAGTTACGACTTTGAGAATCTTCGTCGTACTATGATTGACTATATTCGTCAAAACTATCCAGAAGATTTTAACGATTACATCGAGTCTAGCGAATACCTTGCCCTAATTGACCTTATTGCGTTCTTGGGCCAAAGCATAGCTTTCCGCGTTGACTTAAATGCCCGTGAAAACTTTTTAGAACTAGCAGAACGTCGTGATAGCGTATTACGATTAGCACGTATGATTAGCTACAATGCTAAACGTAACGTGGCTGCACAAGGACTGTTAAAGTTTCAAACAGTTTCCACTACTGAAAATGTTATTGATAGCAATGGCCGCAATATGAGTGGTCAGGTAATAACCTGGAACGACCCAAGCAACAGTAACTGGAACGATCAATTTATTAAAATTATGAACGCGGCAATGCCGCAAACTCAGCAGTTTGGTAACCCAGCAGACTCTGCTATAATATACGGTATCCCTACTGAACAATATCGATTGGAGTCTAACATTGGCGGAGTTCCTATCTTTGGATTCTCAAAGACAGTAGCTGGCCGATCAATGAACTTTGAAGTTACTAGTACTACTTTCAAAGGGCAGTCGTTTATATACGAAGAAGATCCAAGAGTAACAAACACCTTAGCATGTATCTATAGAGATGACGGCCACGGCGCAAGTTCAGCAGGTACTGGATTCTTTTTAAATTTTGTACAAGGTACACTTAACACTGGTACTTTTTCAATAGCACAACCAAGTAGCAATGAGTCTGTTGACGTTGATGCTCAGAATATTAACAACACAGATGTGTGGTTGTACTCCATTGATCAAAACGGTGATGAAACTGATCTATGGACTAAAGTTTCAAACTTTGAAGGCAACAACATTATCTATAACAGCCTTAGTAAAAACATTAGAAACATCTACGCAGTAGTTACTAGAGCAAGTGATTTTATCAGCTTACAATTTAGCGATGGTACTTTTGGTAATCTTCCAACTGGATCATTTAGAACTTATTATCGTATAAGTAACGGTTTAGATTATACTATCACTACCCAAGACATTCGTAGCGTAAGCATAAGTGTTCCTTATGTGTCAGCAACTGGCCAAGTTGAAACTCTAACACTTAGTCTAGCGTTAGCAACTAGCGTGTCTAACGCATCTGCTTCAGAGTCAAATGAAAGCATTAAAGCAAATGCGCCAGCAACGTATTATACACAGAATAGAATGATCACTGGCGAGGACTATAATATTAGTCCGCTAAGTGTAAGCACTGCTATATCAAAAGTCAAATCTATAAACAGAACTAGTTCTGGTATTAGCCGTTATTTTGATCTTATTGATCCAACTGGCAAATACAGTTCAACTACATTGTTTGCTGATGACGGTATTATCTATAAAGAAGAATATGTAGATGAAACCCGATTCTCGTATGTTACTAAGACTGATATTGAAGGTATAATTTATAATACAGTATTAGATGTACTAAAACGAAAAAATGTTAGAAATTTTTATTACACAAACTACATTAATTTTATTACTGCGAGTTTAGATATTGCTTGGTACAACAAAACATCTGATAGCAATAGTTCCACAGGATATGTAGGTGCCGCCGACGACAGCAATGCAATTTATAAAGTTGGATCATTTACTGCTACTGACTTAAAATATTTTAAAGCAGGATCTTTAGTTAAATTTACAGCTCCTACTGGTCAGTATTTTGATACAACACAATCAAATAAATTAATGAATGGAGTACCAACAGTAGCAGGATCTGCTTCGTCAGTATGGGCTGAGGTTATATCAGTAACTGACGACGGAACAGCCGCAGGTAAAGGTACACTAACAACAGGCTTTGGGCCGATATTACTTAACCGTGTTATCCCAGCAGGCGCTATTGTAACACAAATTGTTCCAAGATGGAGAACAGCAATAGACACATCAGTCATCACAGTTATGATTGATTTGATATTTGCCAACAAGCCATTTGGCCTTCGTTACGATGCGGTAACACAAACTTGGCAAATTATCTTTGAATCTAATTTAAATTCAACAAGTGAATTTAGTCTAGGAAAACAAGGCGACTCTAGTAATCAACAACAAGATTCTAGCTGGATGTTGCTGTTCACAACTGATAACGAGTACTATACTGTTACTAGTAGAGAGCAACGATATATTTTTGAAAGCGACAACCAGATTCGATTCTATTACGATGGCAACGACAAAATTTATGATAGCCGTACATCAAATGTAATTAAAGATCAAATTAATATTCTTAGTATCAATACTGATCTTAATAGTCTTAATAGTACGCTACCGTTTACTACTGACTTAGTATGGGAAATTGTTGAAGAGTTTAAAGGATTAGACGGGTATGTTGATAACAAAAAATTAATTGTTACTTTTGCTGACAGTGATGACAACGGCGTTGTTGATAACCCTGAATTATTTTTAAACATTGTAGCACCCGATGCTACAGATCCGTCAAAGTATATTGCTCAAGAAAGATATTCAATCGCTACAGGACAAGACGATTACAAATATTCAGATGCTATCCGTACCGGCGCATTGATAATCCTGCCAACTGAACCAAACAATTTTTCAGGATACACTGACGGACAGTATTTTTATTTTGTTGATACTAAAGTAGTCAAACAGTACAGTATTCAAAATCCACTTGCGGTTAGTTTACAATATAAAGTATACCAAGGACGAGATTTATTAAAGTTCCAATATACTCATAGTGCTGATTATGAGTCAAGAGTGGATGCTGGCGCAAGCAACATTATTGACACTTATGTATTGACAAAAAATTATGATACAAACTTTAGACAGTGGTTATCTGGAGCAACAACTTCAAAACCATTGCCTCCAGGCTCTGACGAATTATACGATATTATGGCACCGTCGCTAAACTTAATTAAATCAGTAAGCGATGAAATTGTATACCATCCAGTAAGTTATAAAATTCTATTTGGCGCAACAGCGGCACTGGAATTACAAGCTTCGTTTAAAATTATTAAAAATGCCAGCCGAGTGATTAGTGATAACGATATTAAAGCTCGAGCCATTACCGCAATAAATCAGTTTTTTGCTTTAGAAAACTGGGACTTTGGAGATACATTCTATTTTACAGAATTATCAACTTACGTTGTTAATCAATTAGCACCGGATGTCTCAAGTTTTGTTATTGTACCACGCCAAGGCGGAGTAGGATTTGGTGGCTTATTTGAAATTAAATCAGCTAGTGATCAAATTTTTATCAACGGCGCAACGGTAAACGATATAGAAATTATTTCAGGAATTACTGCTAGTGTTATTAAATCAATCGCAGGCACAACTGTTGCTTCAACATCAACAGCACAACAAAATATTACAAGTTCAACATACGGGAGTAATTAATGGCTGATAGTGTGAACCCAAATGCAAACGGTAGAAAAAGTTCTAACTTTCTACCAAAATTTTATCAGTCTGATGCTAATAAAAAGTTTTTACAAGCAACTGTTGATCAACTAGTACAACCGGGTACCGTTAAAAAAATTAACGGATATATTGGTAGAGAAAATGCTAAAGCTACAACCGGCGACGATATCTTTATTGCCGCCGCAACTACTCTAAGACAACGATATCAGTTAGAGCCAGGCCTAGTTGTTAACGACAAACTAGGTAACAACACATTCTTTAAAGATTACCAAGACTATATCAATCAGTTAGAAGTCTTTGGCGGAAATTTATCTAATCATGCCCGTGTTAACGAACAAGAAATGTATTCTTGGGATCCGCATATTGATTGGGATAAGTTTGTTAACTTTCAAAATTACTATTGGTTACCATACGGCCCCGATGTAATTGCCATTGCCGGTCAACAAGATAAAATTGAAAGCTCATACACTGTTACGATTGAAAGCGAGGGCGACAACAATGTTTATATGTTTAACCCTACAGGCTTAGTTCGTAATCCAACTTTAAAGTTATACAGGGGTCAGACTTATAAGTTCACTATTAACAGTCCTGCTAATCCGTTTAGTTTTAAAACCACTAAAACTACAGGTTCACAAGATCGATATCTTACTAGCGGCCTTGATAAGTTTGCGGTAACCAACGGTACTATTACTTTTACAGTACCATATGGCGCACCTGATTTACTTTACTACCTTAGTGAAAATGACATCGACCTTGGCGGTGTAGTACAGATATTATCAATTGACGAAAACACTTCAATTGATGTTAGCACTGAGGTATTAGGCAAACAAACATATAAGTTAGCTAACGGTACTGCACTTAGTAACGGAATGAAAGTGCGATTTATTGGTAACGTTACCCCGGCTGAGTATTCAACTGGATACTATTATGTTGAAGGAGTTGGCACAGGTATTACTTTAGTTAATGAAACATCATTAGAGTTAGTAAGTGCGTACACTACATCAGAATCAATCTTATTTGACACTATCCCGTTTGACAGTATGCCTTTTAGTGATGCTACAGCATTTGCCGGCACGCGAGATTACGTGGTTATCAATAGAGCCAGTTACGACCTAAACCCATGGAGTCGTTACAATAGATGGTTTCATAAAGATGCCATCGAAGCTAGCGCAAGATTTAACGATAAAGTACCATCCTTAGATCAAACAGCTCGTGCTGTTCGTCCTATTATTGAATTTGAAGCAAACTTAAGATTGTTTAA